AGATGTGATTGGTATTAAGAACGCTGAGAAGTTAGTTCCTATGCCAGATGATATGAAACCTGTAGATGCAATCACTGAGAATGTGAATGCTTTAAAGAATCAACCTTTAAAAGCTTTCCCATACCAAGATCATCAAGCACATATTCAAATTCATATGGCTGCAATGAATGATCCTAAGATTAAGCAAATCATTGGTCAAAACCCACAAGCTCCTATGATTATGCAAGCTATGCAAGCACATATCACAGAGCACGTAGGTCTTGAGTATAAACGTCAAATGGAACTTATGGCTGGTATTGATATACCGTTCAGTGATGATCCTGATTGGGGTCTTACACCTGAACAAGAAGCAGCTATTACTAAAGCAGCTGTTCCTGCTGCACAAAACTTGCTCAATCAAAATCAAACTGCTGTGGCTGCTCAACAAGCTCAACAAGCTGCTAATGATCCTGTCATCCAAATGCAAATGAAAGAACTTCAATTAAAAGCTCAAGAAATTGAGATTAAGATGAAGAAGATGCAGATTGAAGCTGCTGCTAAAGCTGACCAAATCGAAGTTGAAAAACAACGTATTGCAGCTCAGAAAGAAATTGCTGGTATGCAAACGGCTGCTAAAGCTCAAAATGATAAAGCTAATCTTGAAGCTAAACAAAAGATTGAAGGATTACGTATCGGTGCTGACATTGGTAAGTCTAAACAACAAATGCAAAACACTAAAAATGCAAATGATGTAAGAGTGCTTTCTGAATTGGTAAAACAAAAGAAAGAACATCAACATCAAAATGAACAATCTAAAAACGAACCTAAACAACCAAAGGAGTAATAAATGCAACCCTTAGATCTACTTCTCAAGCAGATAGATGAAAAGGTAAGACGATTAGAAGAAATTTTGGGAGTAGGCGAAGCCAAAGACTTCGCTGAATACCAAAGAATATGCGGTGAGATAAAAGGTCTTCTCTCTGCACGTATGTTTGTATCAGACCTAAAACACAATATGGAGAACTCAGATGAGTGAACTACTAATCGGATCAAATCCCGATGATGTAACCCAAGCAACAACTCTTCCCCAAACGGATGAGGAAAAAGCAAGACAGCTTCCAGTACCACAAGGCTATAGAATGTTATGTGCCTTACCAGAAGCTGAAGATAAATTTGACAGTGGTATTTTAAAATCCACTGACACAATGAGAAACGAAGAAGTTCTATCTACAGTATTCTTTGTTGTAGATATGGGTCCTGATTGTTACAAGGACGAAAAGCGTTTCCCTACAGGACCGTGGTGTAAAAAAGGAGATTTTATCCTTGCACGTCCTAATACAGGCACACGATTAAAGATTCATGGTCGTGAATTCCGATTAATCAATGATGATTCTGTCGAGGCAGTAGTACAAGATCCTCGTGGAATTAGTCGTGTTTAGGAGGATATATGGCTGAAGAATTTAAATTCCCAGATGAAATCGAAGAAGAAGTTAAGGCTCCAGAAGTAGAAAAGGAACCTGAAGCTAAGATTGAAATCGAAGTAGAGGATGATCGTCCTATTGAAGATCAAAAGAACGCTAATCCTTTACCTGAAGAAATTGTAAAAGAAGTTGAAGAAGATACTTTAGAAGAATACTCTAAAGAAGCTAAACAACGTCTATTACAAATGAAAAAGCTCATTAACGATGAGCGTAGAGCTAAAGAACAAGCACTTCGTGAACAAGAAGAAGCTATTCGTGTAGCTCAATCTCTATTAGATGAGACTAAAAAGCTTAAAAACCGTCTTTCAGATGGTGAAAAAGTCTATGTTTCTACTGCTAAAGAGAACGCAACTCGTGAATTAGACATTGCAAAACGTCAAATTAAAGAGGCATTAGATGCTGGTGATTCTCAAGCTTTAATTGAAGCACAAGAACAATTGATGGCTGCAAAGATAAAAGCCCAAGAAATTGAGCGTTATAAGCCACAATATGAAGAAAGTGCTTTACAAAACGAGGAAAATCAGGTTAAAATACCTCAAGCTCAACCTACACCTAAACTGGACTCAAAAACTCAGTCCTGGCTAGATAAAAATAGTTGGTACGGTGTGGATGAGGATATGAGTTTCCTTGCAATGGGTATTCATAAGCGTCTGGAAAGAGACGGTGTCCCGACAGGCTCCGACACTTACTGGAACGCAATTGATACCGAGATGCGTAAACGTTTCCCTGAAAAATTTCAGAGCGAAACAACAGAGACCAAAGACTCTGCCAAAAAACCCGCTACAGTAGTAGCACCTGCAACACGTTCTACATCCCCAAAAAAGATTAGACTGACGCAAACGCAATTAGCTTTGGCTAAAAAGTTCAAACTTTCTCCAGAGCAATATGCTATGGAATTAACTAAATTGGAGTCCCAAAATGGCTGAAAATAGAATTCCCCGTGATGTACAAACTCGTCAACAAGAAGAGCGTCCAAAAGCTTGGACCCCTCCTGAATTGCTACCAGAACCAGATAAGCAAGCTGGTTATGCGTATAGATGGATTAGAGTTTCAATGCTTAATGTTGCTGATCCGAAGAACCTTTCTTCTCGTTTAAGAGAAGGTTGGGAACCTGTAAGGGCGGAAGAGCAACCTAAGTTTTCCTTGCTAGTTGATCCTGATAGTCGTTTTAAAGACAACATCGAGATTGGCGGACTATTATTATGTAAGGCTCCGCAAGAGTTTGTTCAAGCCCGTATGGACTATGAGAACAATATGACTAAGCAACAAGCCGAAGCAGTTGATAATAGTTTCATGCGTCAAAACGATGCTCGTATGCCTTTGTTCTCTGAACGTAAGTCTACAGTATCTTTTGGTAATAAAAATTAACTATATTAGGAGTTTTAAATGGCATATCCTTCAGTACCAGCCCCATATGGGCTCAAGCCAGTTAATCTAATTGGTGGTCAAGTATTTGCTGGTGCAACACGTAACTTCCCTATCGCTAATGGTTCAGCGACTGCAATCTATAATGGTGACGCAGTTAAGATCCAATCAGACGGTACAGTTACTAAAGACACTGGTACAGCTACTGCATCCCCAGTTGGTGTTTTCGTTGGTTGTTACTATACTAACCCAAGTACAAATCAACGTATTTGGCAACAATACTACCCAGGTGGTGTAACATCTCCTGTGCTTCCAGCTGGTGACATTACAGCTGTAGTAGTAGAAGATCCTGACACAGTATTCAAAGTTGCTGCTGTAACATCTGGCACAACAATGACTGCTATCGGTCAATACGCAATCGGTTTAAATGCTGCTTTAGTACAAAATACTGGTTCAACAGTAACTGGTGATTCAGCAGTTGCAATTAACGGTGTTACTACAACACTTTCATTGCCTGTTCGTATTATCCAAGGTGTACCTGATACAGCGTTATCAGCATCACAAACAGCTACTACAAACAGCACAACAGTAGTAACATTATCTGCAGCTAATGCTAACATTTATGTTGGTATGCAAGTTTATGGTACTGGCATTCCTGCTGGTGCTTATGTTGCATCAGTATCTGGTACAACAGTAAACTTATCTGCAGCGGCTACTACATCTACGACCCAAACTTTAACTTTCGCAGGGTTCACTGAACTCTTAGTGAAGTGGAATTTTGGAACTCATCAATATTTACAAGCCACTGGCGTTTAAGGAGAAATTTAAATGGCTATATCTCGTGCCCAGCTACTCAAAGAGCTATTACCTGGACTTAACGCTTTGTTCGGTCTTGAATATGCTCGTTATGGTGAAGAACACAAAGAAATCTATGAAATCGAAACTTCTGAACGTTCATTTGAAGAAGAAACAAAACTTTCTGGTTTCTCTGCTGCACCAGTTAAAAACGAAGGTCAAGCAATTGCATATGACAATGCACAAGAAGCTTGGACTGCTCGCTACAACCACGAAACTATTGCTCTTGGCTTCAGCTTAACTGAAGAAGCTATTGAAGATAACTTGTATGATTCATTATCAGCTCGTTATACTAAAGCATTAGCTCGTGCTATGGCGTACACAAAACAAGTTAAAGGTGCTGCTGTTTTAAATAACGGCTTCAACTCAAACTTTACATACGGTGATGGACAATCATTATTCTCAACAGCACACCCATTGGTGTCTGGTGGCGTTAATGCTAACACACCATCAACTCCTGCTGACTTGAATGAAACATCATTGGAAAATGCTGTTATTCAAATCGCTGCATGGACTGATGAACGTGGTCTCT